AACTAAAGTTGAAGCTCTGGAGAAAGCAGTTAATACTTACAAAGAGAAGCTAGCTGTATTGGAGCAGAAAGAAATTACATCTTTCATTGATAAAGCTATTGCTGAAGGTAAAATCACCAACGAGCAAAAAGAAAGCTTTACAAACCTCATGAACAGCGATAGAAAGAATACAGAAGCATTGATTAACTCAATGAAAGCAAATCCTTTCGTAAAGGCTTCTTCTGTATTTGCTCCAGAGAACAAAGGTGCAGAAAATATCGCTAATAAGACTTGGGACGAACTCGACCAGGCAGGCGAACTTTCAACACTTCGTGCAGCTTCTTTTGAAACTTTCAAAGCGAAGTACAAAGAGAAGTTTGGAATTGATTATAAGGAGTAATCCTCTGTAATATCATCTCACCTACATTTACTTATTATTTACTTATTTATTGGTTTAAATTAAAACAAAATTACAATGGCATTAAACAAAGAAATTTGGCAACAATCGTTGGTGGAAAACTTCTACCCTTCGAACTCATTTGCTGAAAAATCAGTAGACGATTCAGTTTACGTTTCAAACCACAAAGTGCACATTCCTAATGCTGGTGCTCCTTCTGGTGTAAAAAAGAATCGCCAAACCAAACCTGCAACTGTGAATCAACGCACAGATAATGATTTGGAATACGTAATTGACGAGCTCACAACCGACCCAATCTATATTCCAAATATAGACACAGTTGAGTTGTCTTATGATAAGCGCAACAGCATCTTGCAAAATGACAAGTCACAACTTCAAGAGGTTGCACACGTGAACTTGCTTGAGCGTTGGGGTAAACTTGTTCCAAAGGAGCAGGTAATTCTTACAACAGGCACAAAAGAACGAGACGCACACACTTCTGTAACTTCAATTGGTAAGCGCAAGCGCATCTGTAAAGAAGATGTTATCAACTTGATGACAAAATTTGATGCAGACAACATTCCAGAAGGTGATCGCTACTTGCTTTTGGACGCACACATGTACGCTGATTTGCTTGCAGATCTAGCAGATACAGATAAGTGGGCTTTCACAAACTCAGCAGACGTTCAACGAGGCATTCTTGGTAACCTTTATGGCTTCAATATAATGAAGCGTTCAAAGGTTCTTCGTGTGAAAAACGACAAGACTTTGATTCCTTGGGACGAAACAGGCGAAGCAGGAGAATTAGCAGCAGCACTTGCATGGCACAAGCTTTCAGTTTCACGTGCAATGGGTGAAGTCAAAATGTTTGACTCTGAAAACAACCCACTTTACTATGGTGATATCTACTCATTCTTGCTTCGCACTGGTGGTTCTGTTCGCAGATACGACAAGAAAGGTATTTACTTGCTAGCTGAAGCTGCGAAATAAAAGGAGGTTTGAGTATGTTACCTAGAATAAAAATTCAACTTCTTAATGGTCAACTAGGCATCGTCGGGGATTCGCCCGACGGCTTATTTGCCCTCGTTTGCGCAGCTGTAGCAGTTGCAGAAACTTTCAAACTTGACACTTCATATAGCATTCATTCGCTAGGTGACTTGAAAAAGTTAGGTGTTACCGCTGAAAATAACCCACGCTTATTTAAGCATGTTGAAGACTTCTACAACGAAGTTCCAGAAGGCACAAAGGTTATTGTTTTTGGCGTGGACAAAACAAAGACATTCACCGAGCTTTGCGACAAAGAAAGCGGTGTAATTAGAGAGCTTATCACCTCTCAAAATGGTGCTCTTCGTGGCATCTTTGTAGCAGGTGATGGACGAGAAGCAACAGCTACAACACAAGGACTTGATGAAGATGTTTTTACAGCTTTACCAAAGGCGCAGCAACTTGCAGAATGGGCAACTGAAAGCCTTTTTGCACCTCTTTTCGTAGTTCTTGAGGGTCGTGGCTTCAAAGGTACACAGCCTAAATCTTTGCGCAAAGAGAAGTACAATCGTGTAGCAGTTCTTATTGGTGACACCATTAAATCTTCGGAGGGTGCTGCCATTGGAACTCTAGCTGGAAAATTAGCTATCATTCCAGTTCAACGTAACGTTGGACGTGTTAAAGATGGCTCTTTGTTCCCTCTTGAGATGTATCTTGGTGAAAACACCGTGGAAGAATCATTCGGTCTTGTTTCGGATTTGTACGATGCAGGCTACATCACTCCAAGAAAGTATGTCGGCAAAAGTGGA